TGGAATACAACGAGTTGGAAAGGTCCACCATTGTAAAGCCATTCATCAAGAGATGCGGCTTCCCAAATGGGGTAGAAGTGAAGACCAATTGCGTTGGAAGAGGGAACAACAGCACCAGAAATGATGTTGTTACCATAGAGAAGTGAACCAGCAACGGGTTCACGGATGCCATCGATGTCCACAGGAGGAGCAGCGACGAAGGCGACAATGAAGCAAATAGTTGCTGCCAACAGAGTTGGAATCATCAGTACACCGAACCAACCAACATACAGACGATTGTTAGTTGAAGTTACCCACTCGCAGAAATTTTGCCAAGTGGATTGTGATTGTTGTTGTGAAATAGTTGAAGTAGACATTTGAAAAAGGGTAATGTATGAGTACGGGGGGACGCACTAGTTTTAGTATTCCTGCACCACCCTCCAGTGCAGGTATGAGAGACGTATTTATTCTCCCTAGAGGTCTCGGTTTGTGGGGAGTGTTCGAACGATTAAAAAACTTTACGTTTCTTAACCCGTTGATTTATTTATATTACTATATCCTGACACCCCTGTCAACCCTTTGATACTGATTTAATATTTTCTCTAGAATTGTATTTTCTAAATAACTAAGAACACAATCATATCAAAAAAATGAAACGGATTATTGTCCCTTTCGTTATGTTATTGATGACCACCACAGCAGCAAATGCTGGTGGACTTGTTACTAAGCACGCATCTAGCGTCCAACTGACCGTCGATGCTGCAAGAGCAACTTCTTCTAGAATTGGATCTACATTCAGTATTTCTGGAAGCAATATCGATACTACCGATGGAACAACTGCAGGAACCGTTTCTGCGGGCACAATTACTTCTGGAGTATATGCTCCAGGAACAATTGCCGCCACTCAAGACACAGCTGGTGCTGCATTCTCGTTCAGTCAGTCATACACACAAGCTGATGCAGTTCCAACTGCTGCAGTATCTTTAGGTGAAGCACCCAACTTCTCAAGTGTAACATCATATGCAGCAGGATCTGCTGGTGATCTGGCAGGTACTGTTACTTCTGCTGGTGTTCTTTCCGTGACTGCAGGTGGAGCTGGATCTACGGCGATCGGCCAATTCGTTTCCGAGATCACTGTAATTGACTAATAAATAGTCATGGAGGTCTCAAATGAAGATTTTTGGAGGGACGAAATTATATTATGTGATGTTTGTGGGGGTTGCAAGTGTCATACCTGCAACTGCCCTGGCGGTCCCAGTGGTGCCAAATTTCACGCAAGGCTCAATGACGAGTCACACGGAAACGACATCGAAAGTGACTGAAACTATTAATTCTATTGATTATAATACAGGATGGCAATACTCAGTAACTGGAACAAACGTGAACAATGGAGACGCAAGTCTAAATCCATCGAACGTATCGAACACTGTAATGATAAATCCACTGGGTGGAATAGAAGGACAAGTGTCAAGCACAACTTCTTCAGCAAACTTGGGTGCGTCAAACTTCAAGATTACAGATCCGAAAGAAGCATTTCAGTTCACTCAGACTTACTCGGGTCCGGGAATGTCAAATCAGACAATTATTCAAAGAGTTACAGAAGTCACAAGCGTCACAGATACAACTTCGGTTTTCACGCAATAATTGCTTTATTGATTGCATCACCAGTCAAAGCAAACGTCGGTGGTGTATCAGCAACAGCAAATCCAATTGCAAATAGCTCTGGCTCAGTCACCAACCAAGCAATTCAGGTTTTACAAGGTCCATATATTACCAACACATATGGTGGTGGAATCTCCTGTCAAGGACCAACCGCAAATATAACACCATTTGTTACTCACAGTAGAAGTTATCAAGATCCTCTTGAAAGATTTTATTATGAACCACAATATGATGGTAGAGATTTCAAGGGACAAAAAGTAGAAATACAACAACAAGTTAAAAACTATCCTTGGGAAGAGTGGTATGATGATCGTACCTACATCTCAGATGGTAGCGATGGAAATGAAGTGGGTAGTGTGCAGAGATGGTTTCCTGATGGTGCTGATATGACAATCGTTATTAATGATATACAACCAGATGGAGTTCCCGATAGACCTGGTAGAGTTTTGTGGAATAAACCGGTAAGAACAGGTCAGAGTGACAATCTAAGCACCAATCTTGGACTATCAGCAACCATATCATTTCCTCTTGATGGTGGTTTACAAGAAAGATGTAAAGCAGCAGCAGATACGCAAAATCAATTAATGAGGCAAACTGTTGCTAACAAGAGATTGGACTTTGAGATTGCTCGTCTCAAGAATTGTGGCGAACTGATGAAGGCAGGAATTAGTTTTCATCCTAAGAGTCCTTATTATGCTATCTGTGCAGATGTCGTAGTTCAAAATGTAAACACAATTCCTCAGCATAGGCATACAATTCCATCTATTTCTTCTTCGAAGCCCCAACAGACCTCAAGAACTTTATCGCCTGGTTCCGATCCCGCTGCTCTGCTCGGCGCTCCGCTAAGGTCAACACCCGGATCTTCTTTCCCCTTAAGGTCGCAATCTTCGTTAAGATCTTCTTCGTCACAGGTTTCACCACTCTTAACAAAAGATCAGCAAGAGGCTTTGCGAGCAGGGCAGATGTCGTCGCAGTTACGGCAATCACGGCAGTAGTTGAAACTGCTTCGGGTGCCGGTAAATATTTTTCTTGCCAGGGTATTTCTGGCTCAGATTTAACTTCCTCAATAGCAATATTCTCACAAACTCCAGACGTATTTCTTTCTTGACCTTCTGGACACGGAGTTACTTTAGGTACAAATGGTTCTGTGACAGGAGGTTTTGGAGGTTCTGGTTGTTCCGGAGCTTTTACTGGGGGAACTTCTCTTGACTTTTGTTCTGTTGTGTATTGAAGTTTTCTAGCATCATAGTTAATTGCATTAAAACTCGGCATCTCACCATCACAAAATACTCTTACCTGATCCGGATCATTATCTGTTAAGTTGACATTTTCGTTACTATCTCTATGAGACTCAACACATCCTGGCACATTGACAATAGGAACACCCACCTGTGATGTCACGGGTGGGTATATTGGCACCGCAACGGGAGGATCAATCGCCCACTGTGGAATTGTTTGAACCCTTAAATCGCGAATATTAATGTCACGTATTTCCGCCATTAATCTTTCCAACCACCTTTTAATACCCACTCATCATGATATTGATTTTTCCAATTTTTACCAATTCCGTAAGATGGTTGAACCACCTGCTCAATATATCTACGATTCTCTTTTGCAACATTCAAACTTTGAGTTTCTAAAGTCTTAACTCTACCATCAACCTGCGATGCCCACCAAATGGCACCACCAAGTTGAACAGCAAGAAATGATATGACAGCAAATGGAATCTTAAAGTCTTTCACAGAAGAATTGCTCCGATCACAAAACCTTTAGCAAATGCAATACAAAGCATTTGATAATCAGTCAGTTTAAACTTCTTCTGAATCTTCAGGGACATTCCCTTGTCCCACTCTTTTATATTATGGGCAACCTTTTTGATTTTGTTCATTTTTCCAAGTAATCCTCAAAAACAATATTATTTATACTAAGGTTCCAAGATTGCGACGGATTTCACGCAGTTCTTCGAAATCCTTTTTCTTAGTTCCTCCATCATACTCCCACGCATATCCTTCAACGATCATCAATTCATTCAACGATTGTTCTGCATCTCCAATATATAACCAACCAAGAAGGCGACCATACTTACCCATACCACCAACAAGTTCAGTTCTAATTGTGAGCTCATCGTCCCCATTAATAGCACCTTCTAGTTTTTCTTTCATCCAGTTTGTGGCGTCTATTCCCAATTCTTTCTCCTCCAAGTCTCTGGTTCTCTTCTCTGGCGTATCAACTCCTGCAATTCTAACTCTTTCTTTCTTGTATAAGTCAAACCCAAGATCAATGGTGACATCAATAGTATCGCCGTCAACAACACGATTAATCTCCGTCACTCGAAAGTTGTAACAACTCTTCCGACTCGGTGGTATCATGGCTCCCATTGGACTCTCTCTCATCAATTCCTAATATATAGACAATAATCCATACAACTCCAATCAAAAGAAGGGCAATCATAACGATCACGCTCCATACAGGATCATTTGGATATTCATGTAATTTAATTATATTCATCGCGTCACGCAAGATATCTTCACACATCTATCTATAAAAAAACCCTCCCAGTAGTTCTGAGAGGGTCAGGAAATCAAAATTTGTATGAATCAGAACAGAGTATCAACCACTGCTTGACCGACTGCCTCACCG